TGAAAAAGGACAAAATCTTTTTCTATATGGTGTAGCAGGAACAGGTAAAACTTTTGTTGCATTATACAATGCTCTAAAAGATGTGTTGGATCCTAAATCACCTAGAGAACGAGTATATATTGTTCGCTCATTGTTGCCAACCAGAGACATAGGTTTCTTACCTGGCGATGAGGAGGACAAGTCGTATCTATATCAAGTGCCTTATCAAAACATGGTACGATTCATGTTTCAACGAGGTTCAGATGCAGAGTTTGATAGACTATACACAGATTTAAGAAATCAAGGAACAATAGATTTCTTATCAACAAGTTTCTTACGAGGTATTACAATCGACAATGGAGTAATTATTGTAGATGAGTGCCAGAACCTAAACTTTCATGAGTTAGATACAATCATGACAAGAGTAGGTCAAAATACAAGAATAGTGTTTGCTGGTGATATCCAACAAACAGATTTAACAAAAACAAATGATAGAAATGGCATATTGGATTTTGTCAATATCATGCAGGCAATGAAAGAAGTTGATTGTATTGAGTTTGATCTCAATGATATTGTAAGAAGTGGTATGTTAAAGAGTTATCTAATAGAAAAAATAAAGGCAGGATTACACTACAATGAGTAACAAATTTTCAGAAGCATTAGAAGTAATATTACACCATGAAGGTGGTTATGTAAATCATCCAAAAGATCCAGGTGGCGAAACAAACTTGGGTGTCACTAAAAGAGTTTATGAAGAATTTGGTGGCGAAAAAGAAATGAAGGATTTAACAAAAGAAGATGTTGAACCTATTTACAAAAAGAATTATTGGGATAGAGTGAAAGGTAATGATCTACCAGAAGGTTTAGATTTATGTATCTTTGATTTTGCTGTTAATGCAGGTCCTGGTCGTGCAGCTAAATTTATACAACGATTAGTAGGCACAACCGTTGATGGTGGCATAGGACCAAATACATTGAAATGTATTGATGATTATGTAAAAGAAAATTCTGTCGCAGAAACAATTGAAAAATATCAATCTATGAGACAAGAGTATTACGAAGGGTTATCAACATTCGAAACTTTTGGTAGAGGTTGGACTAGACGAGTTGATGAAGTAACACAGGAGGCTACAAAGTGGATCCAATAATACATACGATTATTGCTGTGGGCAGTCTTTACATTGCTTACAAGGCAGGTAGATACACAGCGGCAAAAGAGTTTGATAAGTTTGTTAAAGTCTTTCAACAAATACAGAGAGACACAAAGAAACCAGACCCTTTTTTTACAAAAGATTAGGCCTTGACTTTTTAGTCAAAGCCTGATATAATACGATACTATACAAATACAAGTGAGCATATAATGAGAATAATTACACATACACCGCCTACAAAAGAATTACCACCCCTAAAAGCCAAAAATGTCAATGGCAAAAGATTTTACGAACATTTAGAGACCAAAGATATCTATCCTTCTATTACCTCTGTTTTATCCATACGAGATAAAAAAGGATTACATGAGTGGCGCCAAAAAGTTGGTGAAGATGTTGCCAATCACATCATGATACAAGCTGCCAACAGAGGTACCGCACTTCATAACATGGTTGAAGATTATCTCAACAACATAGACATCAACGAAGTTGAAAAATATCAAAAACAATTTCTACCTAGAATGATGTTTGATGTTCTAAAGAAAGAATGTTTGATCGACATAAATAATATTAGATTACAAGAGGCACAAATGTATTCCACAGATTATACTGTGGCAGGTAGGTGTGATTGTGTGGCGAACTTTCAAGGCACACCATCAATTATAGATTTTAAAACATCAAGTAAAGAGAAAAAAGAAGACTGGATTGAAAATTACTTTATACAAGGTTCTGCATACGCTGAGATGTATAAAGAACATTTTGATGAGGATATTAGTCAAATAGTTATTCTTGTTGTGACAGAAGAAGGCACAACACAAGTGTTTAAGAAAGACAAAAAAGATTATCTACCTAAACTCAAAGAGGCCGTAGAAAACTTTTACAAATGGGTAGAGAATGAAAAAAATTAGTCTAATACTAGCAACATTACTGATAGGGTGTACATTTACATTCAAAAACACTAACGCAGAAGCACATCCTGATGAGAAATGGTTTTCGCCAAATGAAATGCAATTGACAAATGTGCCTGTCTATTGTGGTAATTCAATAATTGTTCTAGCAAAAATCATAGAGGACTTCAAAATGAATTTGGTTCATAGTGGCGATGTAAGAACACAAGGTCAAATGTCTGGTAATTTAATTGGCACAGTATCTTACTGGCATAACATAGATACAAAAGTAGGTATCTATATGATGACGATACCAGATACAGGTTTATCGTGTATTATGGCGTATGGTTTAGCAACAAAGTTTCAAGAAGACTTAATGCTTGACATAGTAAATGAGGAAATAAAATAATGGGAAAACAAAGTGAAGAATTTTATAATCTATTAGATAAGATGAAAGAAGTTCACGATATGAAGCGACACGATTATGCTTCACAAGAAGATGTATTTAAAAATTTTAGAACATGTGAAATGGCTGGCATACCTGCATGGAAAGGTGTGGCAATTCGTATAGGTGATAAGTTTAGTCGTTTAATGTCTTTCGTTAAACAGAATGAACTAAAGGTAAAAGACGAGAGCATAAGAGACACACTCATTGATATGGCAAACTATGCTCTGATTTGTGCTATTCTATATGATGAAACAAAACAAGAGGGTAAAATTAGTTCACCAGAATTTGAGGATTGTGGTACACAGATAAATCCTTTGGAGATTAAAAATGACACCTAAACAATTCGCATTAGAAGTCGAAAAACGAGCAAGTAAAAAAAGAATAACACATATGGAAGCAGTATTGGATTATTGTGCTGAAAAAGAAATAGAACCAGATCAAATTACACATTTAATTAATAGAAACTTAAAAGACAAAATTAAAATGAACGCACAGGATCTAAACTTTTTACCTAAGACAGCAACACTACCAGTTTAATGAATGAAGGATACGAAGCATACAAAAAATACTTGGCTATCAAGTTACACTTTACGAAAGATGATTACGACTTTTTCAGATACAATGGTGAGACTAACGCAAAGTATGAAACATTTATTCAGCGAAACGACAAATACTTTTTTGTTAAGGCTGGGAGAAAATACGGTGATCGTATTGTGGACTTTTTTGTTAGCAATTTCGTCAATAATAAATCGCCTTACATAAAAGATATGAATAGTGATGTATATTTTGATAGACAAAAAAGAATTGATGGTTTAGCATATTACTTCGAAAGAGATATGGAACAGTTATTAAGAAAAAGTGAAAAGAACTTTAACAAGATTTTTAAAGTAGTCAGAGGACAACATCCTATATTGATTAAAACATATTTGGCAAAAAGAATATCATTAGAAACATTGTGTATTCTAAATGATTTATTAAACTACACTAAAAACTTTAGTAAAGAAATAAAGGAAGATATTATATGGCCAACATTGAGAAGAAAGATAGAAAAGTATGGACCTTTTATGACATACAACAAAGAAAGAATGAAGTTGATTCTAAGAGGCATGGTGTGACAGAAAATTTATTTGTATTAGGTAACGGTGAAAGTCGTAAAGATATTGATGTTGAATTACTGAAAACAAAAGGTAAAGTATGGGGTTGTAATGCTCTGTATAGAGAACATAAAGTTGATGGTTTGATTGCTGTTGATCCTATGTTACAGCACGAGATATACAGGTCTGGTTATGTTGATGAAAACAAAGTTTATTTTAGAGATTGGTCTGATATGCCAGGTGATGCTGTTGAACCACTTACGGAAGCAACAAAGTCAGGTATGAAAAATCCTACAATAAGTGAATGGAAAAGTAATCCAGATGGTATCTATCAAAATTTTGTCATTCATGGTTCATCTACTGTTAATAAAGATAGATCAAACAATCGTTGGAAAGGCGATGGATTTGAAAGTGTTTATATTACTTGGACATATGGACTAGCAGATCAAAATGTTACTTTACTCAAAGATATTATGAATGACTATTACGGATTAGGTGGTTGGGAAGCTGATAATGCAGGACCAGACGATCCAGGTTGGTCATCAGGTGCGAGTGCTATGTATGTTGCATGTAAAGTAGAACAACCTAAGACTTGCTACTTGATTGGAATGGATATGTACAGCACCACAGATTTTATTAATAATCTTTACAAAGGTACTTATGGATATCTAAGTGAAGACGAGAACTCCATAACCCCACAAAATTGGGTAGTTCAAATGGGTCGTGTTATGGTTCGATATAAAGATATACAGTTTATAAAGGTTAATCCTGATGAAAATAGTAAAGTATCAGAGAAAATGCCTCAATGGGATAGTTTACCTAATCTATCTTATATGAAAAAAAGTGAGTTTTATGCCAAATTATCCCTTGACTTTTAGTCGAGAATATGGTATAATAGAGTTATCAAGCAGACATACCCAGGTTCGAAACTGGTGTATCCGTCTGGCCGAATATTGCTTAAGAGGGCAAAAGGCATATTCTTGGAGGGTTATGGCCGAATGGCTGAAGACACCAAGGGTAGTTGTAAGTAGGGACTATCTGCAAAGCATGATGGACTCTTCCCGGAAGCTTGGGGGTAAATCCATAAATCCCCCGGCGGGCTTGATAAATTTTACAGCAATAAGTGAAAACTTTTATATATAGTAATGTCGCTAATATAGACAATACAAATACAACGAATACTAAGGAGATATAATGTCATTCGCAAATTTAAAACAAAGTCGTGGAAACTTCGACAAACTAACAAAAGAACTAGAAAAAGTTTCAAATCCCCAAACAACACAAAACTCATCAAGTGATGATAGATTCTGGAAACCAGAACTAGATAAGACTGGTAATGGTTATGCCGTTATTCGTTTTTTACCTGCTGTAGAAGGAGAAGAATTACCTTGGGCAAGAGTTTGGTCTCATGCATTTCAAGGACCTGGCGGTTGGTATATTGAGAACTCTTTAACAACACTTGGTCAAAAAGATCCAGTGAGTGAAGAAAACTCTAAACTATGGAATACTGGTTCAGAGGCTGATAAAGAGATCGCTAGAAAACGAAAAAGAAAACTATCTTATTTCACAAATGTTCTTGTCGTTTCAGATCCTGCACATCCAGAGAATGAAGGCAAAGTATTCTTATACAAATTTGGTAAGAAAATCTTTGATAAGATTACTGAAGCAATGAAACCTGAATTTGCTGATGAAAAACCTATCAACCCATTTGATTTTTGGGAAGGTGCAAACTTTAAACTAAAGATCAGAAAAGTAGATGGTTATTGGAACTATGACAAATCAGAGTTCGAAGGTCCGTCTAAAGTAAAAGAGACAGACGAAGAAATAGAATCATTGTGGAAATTACAAAATCCACTGAAAGAGTTTTCTGCTACCACAAACTTCAAATCATATGACGACTTGAAAGCCAAGTTTGAAAAAGTTGTTTATGGTACAGGAAAGACCGCAACAGCAGATGAAATAGATATCCCACCTGTAAGTGCTGTTGAGGAAGTTAGTGAGCCTAAAGTAAGTGAACAAATACCTCAATCTGAAACCTCCCCTAGTGATGATGACGAGGACGATACTATGAATTACTTTAGCAAATTAGTCAACGACTAATCTCTCTCCTGTTCACTAACAGATTGGGCGTCTCATGGTCCTAGATGAAGGAAATTGAGGCGCCCATATAAATAGTTCACATGGAATTATTCTTTGACATTTTAGTGAAGTTTGGTTTACCCGTAGCAGCTGCTGTTGTTATGGGTCTTTTCATTTATATTATTTTAAAATATATTCTTGCAGGCGTTGTTAGTCAAGTAGGAACAATTACTATGTTAATATCAGCATTAGATAATCGTATCAAAACTATGAATCATGATATGATCAAATTAGACATATTAATTAGTAGCGCTTTGAACTTGCGACCTGATTTAGATAGAATATCTAGAGCAGACGGAAAAGAAGACGCCAGAAAAGATTAAATGGATATCGTATCATTATTGGAACAATACGGTTTTGCTACATTGGCTGCCGTTGCAATGGGTTACTTTATATACTTCATTTACACATTTGTTACAACACAGATTATTGAAAAACTAGATAAGGCACAAATGACTACAATTGCCTTGATAGACAGAATAAGAATGTTGGACAATGATCTCATCAGGTTGAGGTCTAAACTAAACACCGTTCTCGAAATGAGGGAAAATGAACAAAAAGATAGCAAACAAAAGCGTAGAGATGCAGAAGGCATATCTTGAAGGAGTTAAACTTGCAGGAGGTATTCTTGCAGGTGCAGTATTTGTTAGTTTCACAGTAGCGACTATATTACACTTTCTAGTATTATAAATATTCTACATGAAAGCACTAAAAATTACGGTGCTAGGAATATTATGTTATGTGCTTTCGACCCCTAGTATCGCAAGTGAAATTGTACATGAATTTTCCAATCCTTCTTTCTCTGGAAACGGATACAGCACACATGTTCTATCACTTGAACAATTAAGATACAGTAGAGAAAAACAAATCAAAGACGATCAAAAGTCAGCTGAA